TATTAAGATAGGAGAAAGAATATGCACAGAGTATCAACATCCCCTAAGAGAATCAGCCCAGAAGAAGTTAGCAAAGATAATTCAGATATCTGGCGGTACAGTCCAGATCTTTATTCAGCACTTAGAAAAGAGAAATTTTCCAAATCAAATCCAGAGGCACACATGAACTATATGGAAGCTATCGGAGAACTCGGTCTTGTATCCCCTTACAATGATCTTGAGTTGCAGATGGACCTAGAGAAATTTAAAGAAGGACTTAGCGAATCCGACCTAGAGATATTTAACTTGATGCTCTTAGGAATGAAGCAGAGAGAAATCAAAGAAATTGTAGGACTCTGCCAAGCAACCGTCAGCAAGAGGCTTAGGAATCTTAAAGCAAAATTTAAAGAATTCTACCTCGATGGAGAATAAACGTGGAAGAAGAAACTACTACTGAATATAAATTACCGACTACCCTAGAGTCTGCCAAGCCTCTTGAAATGTCATTTGAACAACGACAGGTAGCAGAACTTTTAGTAACAAAAACTCCTCAACGTGTAAGTGAGATTACTGGCGTTCCTTTGTCAGCAATCAAAAGGTGGAAGAAGCATCCAGACTTCAAAAAGTACATGAATGATTTTGTTCTGGATCTTGCTAAGGATATGAGAGCCTACCACCTTCAACTCTGTTATCAAATGCTTGAGGCGAGGGTCGAGAAGATTGAAGAGCTAGGCGATTTTAGCATGTTGTCTTCCAAAGACACTTTAGATATTATGGAAAGTATGCGTAAGGCGTCTGATACATCTGGTGAGAAAGAGCAGTCTCATTACATGAAAACCATCGAAGCACTTATCAGTAAATCTGCAAAACCTAGTATTACATTTAACGTGGATGGGGGCACTAAAGAATGAAATACCTAACCGCAATTAAGGACATTGTAGAGGAAGCTTTCGGGTTCCATGCAAGCAGCCCTACAGCCTTGTTTAAACTATTTATCTCCACTGTTCTTATACAGTTTGCTGTTTTAAGTTTAGTAAGTATCTCTACAAATGGCGCTGTAAAGGACATTCCTAATTTAGAGGCAGTCTGGTACTCATCTCACTTTTGGTGGGGTCTATTGGGCCTTTTTGGAGCTTGTAGCCTAGTGTTTGAAAGATACATTAAAGGCAGTCTGTCTGTTTTAGTTACAGGGTATCTTTCAGCTATCGCCTCCCTTGCCTTGCTTAGTTACGACTTTATTACAACCAAGCCTCCAGTTCATACAGGGGGTATTTTAGCCGCAACTGCTGTGGTATTTCTCGGAGGCATATTGTATGGAAGGATCAAGGCACGCTAGCTTCATTCAGGAATTATGCGACATAAAACATAAAGCACTAGAGTCAGATATTTCTGATGTCAAGGAAGCTATTGAGCATATCACAAATCCTTCTAATGGTCACATTGCTATTGCTATTGAAAGCCTAGAGAAAAAGATTGAGAAAGTTGATGCTAAAATAAACGGTCTAATTATTTTCTTCGGCACTACGGTTACTGGTTTGGCAATAAGTATAGGAGCCGAATTTATTAAAAAATTCGTTAATTAATATGGGACACAAACAACCTGCTTTACGCAGTGCAAAAGTTATAGACTACCTGAAGGTTAAGGGTAATCTAGACTCATACGCTTTTCTAGAGCACGTAGGAAATATACCACATGACGGTCAGAGAACCTTAATTGATGCGTACATGGAAAAGGTTCCGCCTACTGCTGAGACTGCTACCTTGGGGTTAGCCTTTGACTACAAGTATAAAACTTTCGTAGCAGCTTGTGGGAGACGTTGGGGGAAGTCTTTCATCGTTTCTAACTTAGCCGCCGAAGAGATGCTCTATCCAAATGCTCAAGTTCTTATTTGTTCTTACCGTCTAGAAAACTGCAAAGTTATTTTCAACCAAGTCCGAGAGATTATAAAAGGACTTGGTATAGAAATAGTAGCGGATAGGAAGAAAGAGCTAGAACTTGAATTAGCACATGGAGCCAAACTCTGTGTCGCTTCAAACGATAACGTAGAGTCTCGTCTTGGTAACTCTGTTTCGCTGCTTATCGTAGACGAAGCCAAACTGTTTCAGCGCGATCTGTTTGAGATGTTCCTTGAGCCACAGCTTCTTGACTTCGCTCCGTATTCTAGGACGATACTTATCAGTTCTCCTAAAGAGGGTTGGCTACAAGATTATTATGAGAGAGGGCAAAGCACTGATCCTAAGTACGCTGATTACTGGTCAACGTCTTTTCCTACTTCTTCTAACCCTACAATATCTAAATCTTATTTGGAAAAACTGAAACTTCGTGTTCCTCCTGATGTTTGGGAGCAAGAATACGAAGGTAAATTTGTTTCTTCTGCCGGAAAAGTATTTAAGGAATTTGACAGAGAAGAGAATGTTTTCAGTGACAAAGATTTTCCAAGGTTCTGGGAGTGGATTTCTACGAGAGCCTTTCCAGTGTTTCATTCAATTGACACTGGGTATAACCACTACTTCGCTGGTATATACTGCCTACATATGGAATCCTTAGATACTTATTTAGTATTTGGAGAATACCAGAAAAATCAATTGGTCACACCGATTCATGCAGCTAATATAAATGGGTATGAGGCGAAGCACAACATAGATCCTTACGTTAGGTACGCTGACCCTGCCGGTGCCCAAACAAACGCAGACCTAACTGAGTATGATTTGTACTTCAATCTAGCTTCAAAGAACCTTAGAGAGTCTATAAACTGCGTTAATACATTATTTTACCAGCGGAGCAAGGTGACTAATGGCCCAAGGCTGTTGGTGCATGATAGCTGTGTAGAACTTATCAGACAGCTTTGTTTTATTAGCTGGAAAGAAGACGGGGCATCTATGGCTAGGGAAACTTCCAGCGGGGGGGTTAAGCCGTTCAAGCCAGATGATGAAAAGAAAACTGACTGGGATTTGATAGATGCTTTGAGGTATGGTCTGTTTAGTTATCTTAAAGATGGAGCCATTGACGTTGCTGTTTTAGACCATACAGAATACCTCAAAGATGGTAGCTTGGATAATGACGAACTAGAGTCTGAAACTAACTTAGACTTTCAAATGGCAAAACAGGGAATGTTTAGAACTTCTACTTTCTCGGATATAGATGATGATTATTGGGAGTAATTATGAGACTAATAGATAAGTTACTTAACAGACAGGTTGAGACAGAATCTAAAGACACGAGCATTTGCGTCTTTGACTCAGCTCTCCGTCCTGCTGTTAGTTACGATGCTAAAGATAGCCGAGCTGAGAAAGTAACATATCGAGGTATCGGCCAAACTAAGTATGCATCTGGACAACCTCCCGCAGTATACGATAGTGCTATATCTGCGGTACAAACATTTCCTACTATTTACGGTTGCGTAACTGCCATATCAGAAGCCATAGCATCTTTGAGTGTTAAGGTATATGAGATAGTGGGAGGGCAGAGGGTAGAAGTACTTGACCATCCATTTTATCAGATTTTTGCGAAGCCTAACCCTTATCAGGGAAGTTTTGAATTTCTAGAAGAACTTCAGCAGAATCTGGATATCATGGGAAATAACTTCATAGGTATTGAGAAGGTAGCTGGTGGGATTGAACTTTATAACCTCAGTCCGAAGTATGTAGCTATCATACCTGACCCTAAAGTTAGAGTTAAAGAATACCGCTACTACATAAATGGTAACGTAATTAAGTACAAGCCAGAAGAGATTATCCATATTAAGTATGCTTCGATAGACGATCCTTATTATGGAACTCCCCCTCTTAACGCAGCCGCTGATGTTCTGAAGTTTGAATCGGCTCGCATTAAGTACGCTAACCAGTTCTTTGTTAATGGAGCTATTCCTACCGGTGTGCTTGAGACTGAAGGAAACATCGGAGATTCGCTTCTTAAGAAACTTAGAAGTGAGTGGTCTAATGTGCATAGAGGAGTACTTAACAGTCACAAAGTAGCAATTCTTCAGGGTGGTTTGAAGTACAAGAGCATTGCATCTCCTCTGAAAGATCTTGATTTCAGTGGTCTTAAAAAACTTGCTAAAGAAGACATTCTAACAATTTATAAGGTGCCTGAGTCAATACTTGGTAATCAGGACGGTACAGGAAACTCTGAGGGTAAGTCTGCTATTACAGCCTTTTGGAGAGGTTGTATAGTTACTAGGCTAAAGCGTATTGAGAGTGCCCTTAACAGAGGTCTTTCGATTGATGTTTTTGGGCAGGGAAGTTTTGCCTTTGAATTTAATTTGAAAGATGTTGTGGCATTGCAAGAAGACAAGGTAGAGCAGGCAACTTTCCTAAAAGATATGATGGCTTCTAGTATTATGACTGCAAATGAGGCAAGGGCTGTTTTAGGTTATCCTAGAATTGAAGATGAGTACGCAGATAAACTTTTGATTTCTAATAGCTTTTTCGGAAATGCTCTATTACCAGCTGATGCAGCAGTGGCAAATGCAAGTGCAGGAGGGGCTGGAAGTACTGATGAAAAGCCTGCCGTTAAGCCAGCAGTTAAGCCTAATCCTTCTAAGCCTAAACCGGTACCTAAAAAATAATTTAAATAATTTATTTTTATAGTAATAAAAAATAATACAAACAGGTATATATTAAAGTGAATGAGAAATAAAGTGCTCTACCTTTAGCGGGGGAAAAGAAAGAATCCTACTTTCCTGAGCACTGATTATTAAATTGGAAAATCACTCAGGAGGTGATTAGTTGGGAGTTGTGAAAGAGAAGATTAAATTGGTGTGTCAGCACTGCGGTAAAGAGTTTTTAGTTACCGAGTGGTACAGGAATAAAAAATTTTGCTCCAAAGATTGTCTCTCACGAAGTAGAGAGAAGATTGTGTTAATATGTAAACAATGTGGTAAAGAGTTTTTAGTGACGGCGTGCGATAGTGATAGAAAATTTTGTTGCTTTAAATGCCTATCATTGAGTAGAGAAAGAATTAAATTGAAATGCCAGTCCTGCAAAGAAGAGTTCTTTGTTTCTCCTAGCGAGGTACATAGAAAATTTTGTTGCAAGAATTGCCAATACTTAGAATCACATAAATTAGTAATATGTGATACCTGTGGTAAAGAATTTAGAAAGACTAAGAGCCAATACTCTATTAAAAACTACTGCACGGCGGGGTGTTACCGAGGGGCTAAATCTGTAGATTTAGTTTGTGATAACTGCGGAAAGGCCTTTAAAAAAACAATCAGCCAGCTCACTACGAGAAACTATTGCAGCACCGAGTGTATGGGTGCAGGACAGAGTAAGTACAGACGAGGTGAAAACTCTGCCAACTGGAAGGGCGGCATAACCACAGAGCATGATAAGAAAAGGAAGATAGCAGGTCTTAAAGAATGGAGAATCTCTGTATATGCTAGAGACGACTATACCTGTCAGCATTGTGGGGTTAGAGGTGGCACCCTAAACGCCCACCATATAAAAAGATTTAGAGATTATCCAGAGCTACGTACCGAGTTGTCTAACGGGATAACTTTATGTGTAGAGTGCCACAAGATAGAAACAAGAAAAGAAATGCTTGCTGATAAAGATCTTCGTAGCCGTAGGGCTGAGGCTAAAGAATTGAAGAAAGCTGCCGAGGAGTACACAGATGAAGGTAGAAACTAAAGAATTTACGCTGCTAACTCCTTTTAGCATAGAGAAAGCAGCTGATGTAATTGACAGTACTTCAGATAGGATACTTAAAATTTCTGGGTGTGCAAACTTCTCGGGTCTGGATGAGAACGGGAAAACATACAGCGATCTTGCAAATGATGTAGTAGTACCTTACGGAATGGATTTATCTGTTTACGCGCTAAACCCACAAATACTGCTTCAGCATGATCGAGACAAAACTGTAGGACGCGCCTTGACGGTCGAGAAAAGATCTGACGGCATATATATCACTGCGGAAATACATGCAGATGCAATGGACCCACAAGACTTCTACCGAGTCAAATCTGGGCTCATTTGTATGTATAGTTTGGGATTCAAATCTAGAAAAGGGGAGTGGAAGGATATTGATGGTAAGGATATCTGGTACATAACTGATTCCTTACTTTTGGAATGTTCCCTAGTTTCAATCCCATGCAACAGTAAGTCTAATTTCTCCGTACTAGTTAAATCCTTGGATGCTGAGGGTTTTACTTCGGAAGTTATAAAAGAAAAAGATGTAGAACCTACTAACCACAAAGAGGATGACCCAATGAAAATTACAGTCAAACGGGCTGACCTTCTTTCTGCTGCCGATCTGGAAAAGTTTAAAGCACTTGGTGGAGACGTTGAAGCTGACGTAGAAATCAGTCTTGCAGACTTCATCAAAGATTCTGTAGCCAAAGAAGTTTCAGCCATTCTCGCAGCAAAGGAAGCCGAAGCAGAAGCTGCCGCTGAAGTAGCTAAGGCAGAGGCACTTGCAGCAGAAACCGCCAAAGCAGAAGCTGAAGCACTTGCTCAAGCAGAGGCACTTGTCCAAGAAGAGAAAGAACTTAACGATGAGCTTTTCGTTCTGAAAGAGCTTGTAGAGAATCTTACAGCGGCTATTAGCACTGAAGAGAACTAATAAAACATTTATCTTAGGAGATATGAAATGAAGGAAGAACTCGAACAACTCAAGGCTCAGGTAGTTGAGCTTACTCGCGTAATGGGCGAGCGTGCAAAAGCAGGTTACGCCAACGAAGTCAAAGAACTCTCTGACAAACTGATCCAGCTCCAGGCTCAGGTCAATGATCGCAAAATGCAGTTTGATGCAGGTCAGACCAAATCTACCTCTGCTGGTGTTTCCAAAGAAGTAGAGCGTAAAATGGACGAACTGTTCATTGCTTCTGCTCTGCTTACCCGCAAAGACGGCTCCCTTGATCGTGCAGCTTTTGATGTAGTTAAGTCTGCCCCCGATTACCGCGATGCTCTGAAAGATGCTGGTATCGTTAGCACTGTAGGTACCGCCCAGACTACCGCTGACGCAGAAGGTGGGGATTTTATTCCGCCCGGTTTTTCTTCTACCCTTCTGGAAGAAATCTGGCTCAAGCTTGAAATCGCCAACCTGTTTGGTCGTTTCAACATGACCTCTCCGACCTTTACCTTCCCGTTTGCCCCTGACCGCCTCGTTGCGCGTCTGGCTTCTGAAGGTGTTGCGCCGACCAAAGACAAGTTCAGCACTGACCAGATTATCTTCAATGCGAAGAAAATCATGTCGAACGTGGACTTCACCGACGAAATCGAACTTGATTCGATTGTAGCAATCCTTCCGCTGGTTCGTACCAAGCTTATCGAAGGCTTCGCTATCGCACAGGAGCAGATCTGTCTGAACGGCGATACCACTGCCGGTGCTGATAACCTCAACGGCAACGTAGCTGCTGACGATGTTCGTAGAACCACCAAAGGTGTTCGTGCCCTCGCTAACGCTGCTGACATGGTTTCTTTCGCAACCGGTAACTTCTCTGCTGCTAACCTTCGCTCGCTCCGTGCAGCTATGGGTAAATACGGCAAGAGCACTTC